ATGGCAAACAAATACGTTGACTTCATCACGGATGAACATTTATTGGCGTGCATCGACAACTTGCACAATTCCTACTTAAAGGCAAAGAACAATATTTCCAAGGAGACATTCTACAAGAACAAGGTCGACACTATCAAATTGACTTTCGACTCCAAGTTCAACGGCATCGATGAGGAAGACCTGATACAATCCGAGATCCTGAGACAAATAGACAAGTCAATTAACAATTCCATAGGCACTTTCCACGAGCAAGTATTGGGAGGTATCGAAGGTTACGAAGTAGGCAAATTAAGCGGCTTCGATATAAAAGCTAATGATGACACTTTGTTTGCCGACATCAAGAACAAGCACAACACAATGAATAGCAGTTCCGCTGAAGCATTGTTCCAAAAATTAGCTCGCTATGCCGACACATATAAAAAGGCAAATTGCTATTGGGTTCAAATATTAGCCAAGAACAGCTTCAATGAGCATTGGAAAGGCGAGATCAATGGAAAGGAGTATAGTCACTCCAGAGTATTTAGAATCTCAGGGGATAAGTTCTACGCATTATTATCTGGCCAAGAAGATGCCCTTTTCAAATTGTTCAAGGCACTACCTAAGGCTATAATCGACTATATGTCTTCGTCCCGACCAGATAAGGGTGTCCAAGAAAATTCTGCCTTGGAAGAAATCACCAGTCAAACGGATAAATCAAAAAGGTCGATTCTTGACCAAATAACATTTGATAACTATAGCTACTATTTGGGGTTTGATAAACTATAATACTTGTTCAGGAACTTGATAATTGAATAACCAACTTCGGTACCGAGGTTAACTGGTACTGCATTACCTATCTGCTTGTACTGCTGTGCAAGCGAGCCCGCAAATTCCCAATCATCAGGGAATGTCTGGATCCTTGCATATTCCCTTACTGTAAAAGGCCTGGTTTCATCAGGATGGCAACGCTCGGTCTGCTTCTGTGCGGGGCTACAAGTCAAAGTCAGGCTGGGCTCGTCCCACCCGATCCTGCGGGCAATGCCTGTCTTGCCTCCGCCTAAAAAAAAGCTCCCACCCATATATTCCTTTTGCAGATCCAATGGCAAGTCACGCCAATAACCTTTTGGAGGAACCAGGTCAAGGATTTCTGCCTTTCTTTTCGGGTATTTAGCGCCACCTGACACCGGGACATCGGAATCATAAAGTTCCCCCTTTTTCAATGCGTCCTTAAGGTTGTATATTTTATTATAGGGGGCTGGGTAATGATAATCCAAATTAATGTCTTTCCGTATGCCAACAAGTATCAACCTCTCCCTTTTTTGCGGAACCTTAAAATTTATCGCTTTCAGTACCTCTACAGGCACAACCCTATATCCGATTTCGTCCAATATTGAAATCATCCCTTCTAATGTCTTGCCGTTATCATGGCTCAGCAGGCCACGAACATTTTCCCCTATGCAGATAGGCGGGTTGACCTCTTTAACTACCCTCGCAAATTCATAGAACAGCGTACCCCGTGCATCAGCAAGGCCTAGCTTTTTGCCAGCATAGCTGAATGCCTGGCACGGGAACCCCCCAGTAACAACATCAACTTTACCGTTATATTCAATGAAGTCGAAATCCTTGATATCGCCTTCCATGACCCTCCAGTTAGGGCGGTTGTTCCGCAGTGTCTGGCAGGCAAACTTATCGATCTCATTTAGTGCTACGCACTTGAGACCCGCCTTTTCCAATCCAACAGCCAGCCCCCCAGCCCCAGCAAAGAGCTCCAACACCTTGTAGTCATTGTCAGCTTCAACATAATTACTTTCACTAGTGGATCCCTCCTGCATGAAGCCTTTGAATATTTTTTCAACGTCCGCCCGCCTATACACCCTGTAATTACTCATAGGCTCCCTTACAGCAACCAGCTTCCCTTCACGATCCCATCGCCTAAGAGTTTCTTTGTTCTTCCCCAACATCTCGGCAGTTTCTGCCAACGACAAATATTCTTTTGTAACCATAATATGCAACCTTACACATTGGTTACAAATATATGCGATTTTAATGATAACAACAAAGGAAATAAACCCTTATATTTGAAAAAACTTCTAATTATGTATGAACTATTTGATAATGAGGGAAAAAAAATAGAGCACCATGACCTTCAAGACAAATCGCATTGGTGTAAGGATGGGGAAAAAATCGAGGAAGCTTTTGTAAGGCTATATGGCGAACAACTTAATTTGGCGATAAACCCAGCCAAGGGGTATGACCCTTTTGCACCGGATCTAATCAATACTTTAACTGGCAGGTTGGGCGACCTTAAGCATCAAGCCACACCTTTTTTCAAGGCTCGGAAATTATTCGGCATAGACCCAACCTACGCTGTTGTATTTAACGAGAAAGATAAACTGAGGTACGAAGAAAAATACCCTGAAATTACCATCTACTATTGGGTAAATTGGTTAGCAGTAAAATACAGGACAGAATGGAGCGAAATTACCGTCCGACCCTTGCAAGGTGTTTGGAAAAGCGAATTCCGGGATTTCAACAAATACCTTTCAACCCGCCTGCTGCATTACTACCAACAGAGAACCGATGACACAAAAGGCAACGCTAAAGGCAGTTTTGTATGCGATATTAGGAACGAAGCCTTTGAAAAACTAATATAACACTTAACGACAATTATCCATGAACGACCTGATTTGTGAAATACACCCTTGCAGGTCGTTCCTTATCTGATTGTCCCAAAACCTTAGGACTGTATACCCCATTTCTTGTAGGGCGATAGTATTTTCTATATCGCGTTGCATATTACGCTCGATTTTTTTAATCCAGTAATCAGCATTGGACTTGATTCGTAATTTTTTTTCTTCCCAATTGTAGCCATGCCAAAAGCCGCCATCAACAAATATAGCCAGCTTATGTTTCCTCATGACAATATCGGGCTTACCAGGAAGCTTTGAAACGTTGATACGGTAGCGCATACCGCTCAACCACAGAGCCTTCCTTAAAAGGATCTCTGGCTGTGTATCTTTACCCTTTATCTTTGACATGAGCTTCGAACGCTCTTCAGTTGTATTGAAAATGTAGGCTCCCATTTTTTATAGTTTTTCTTATGTTTAAAACAAAGGATTTGCCATAACCTCAATTTCTTGCGTATCCGTTGATATTCTAAGAAAAACCCTTAGGCTCCAAATCATCGATCATACCATTCTAACGCGACCCTTCTTCCAACTATATGGGAAACAGTAGTCCACAAATGGATGATTTCGTATATTTGGTTCCTGACTAATTTGAAACAAATCTTAATACAAGAAAATCCTGTCAGTAACTAATAAACCAATTCAACTAAATGATACCTGAGAACATAACTAAAGCACATATTTTACAAGGCATCAAAGATATTGACAGCGAAGGGATCAAATCCCTTCATACAATGTCAAAAATATATGATTTGATTTACGAGGACAAAGTGTACCCGCCTAAGCTAGTTATTTCATTAGCAAATAAATACGCAAATGGAGAAGTCCTTCATTATTCGAAGTTCAATACCAATGAAGCTCAAAAACGGCTGCGAGAGACCAGTGCAGAATTCATTATAAAGACAAAGGACAACGATCCTATTGCTAATATCATAAGTAGATACAAGGATTATATAAAGGCAAACAGCTTGCAAGAGGAAATTTATAAGTGGGAGCTTTTAAAAAAGTACAAGAACCGGCCAGACACCAAAGCAGCTGATTTTTACACAGAAGTAAAACAAGTTAATTTTTCGAACCTTATTTATCCTGTTGGCCTTTTAGTAGTCTACCATATTGCTAGAGATATGACTGAGCCATATAGGGAGTGCTTTAAAAGGCTTTTTAATGAGAAGGCTCCTTTGGCTGAGAGGGTAAAGTACTTTAATGAGGAAACATTAGCGATATACCGAAAGCTAGTACCTGACGAACGTTTTTCCCATCATCAAGACGAACGTACTATTGCTACTTTCCTTACTTACCACAATCCTAGTGAGTATACTTTATATAAACATTCCTTCTACCAAAAGTATTGCAAGCTTATCAATGTAAAGCCAAAAAGCAAGGGGCAAAAATATGTCCATTATTTGGAGCTGGTCAATGAATTTGTTTTGGAGTACATAAAAGATGACGGAGAGCTGATTGGGTTAATAAAAGCTAACCTTAACGAAAACTGCTTTGAGGATGAAAATTTCAAAATCTTGGCACAAGATATTTTATACCAAACATTAGATAAACAGATCGGTATGGGAAGGAGCTATTGGCGAATCGGAACGTCGGATGGCACGAATAGCTATTGGGAGCTTATGGAGCAGAACAATAGGATTTGTATTGGCTGGAACGAATTAGGAGACCTCAACGACTATGAAATTAAGAGCAAGAAGGATATTGACAATTACTTAAAGGCTGAAGGTTTTTATCTTGATGACAATAGGCTAAGAAGCCGAAAGGCAGGTGAAATATTTAACTTTTATAATGAGATAAAAATTGGGGATGTAATTCTCGCTCAAGATGGTGCAGCCGTTTTAGGCATTGGAATCATTAATGATGAATATCAATTTAACGCATCCGACGGCTTTGCCCATCAAAAAGGTGTTGAGTGGAAGCTTCTAGGCTCCCCATTAAATAATTCGGAAGGGCTTAGGACAACTGTATATAAGTTGTCAGATATCAATCTAATCAATAAAGTTAATACCTTAATAGATAATGCTGGATTAAAAATAACTGTAGAAAATTCCCAAATTATGGCCCCCCCCTTAAATCAAATTCTTTTTGGCCCTCCGGGAACAGGTAAAACGTATAATACGGTCAACAAAGCAATTGCTATAACAAACCCAGAGTTCAATTTAAATCAGCCACGAGAAAATATCAAGCAGGAGTTTGATAGGTTAATGAAAAATGGGCAGATAATATTCACCACTTTTCATCAAAGCATGAGTTACGAGGATTTTATAGAGGGAATTAAACCCGTAGAGCCGAAGAAGGAGGAGCATGCCGTTACTTACAAAGTAATTGATGGTATATTTAAGAAAGCCTGCAATCCAAATTCCAATATTTTTTATCTAGGGCAAAAAGTTGGCAGTTACGAAGTTGTAAATATTTCACCAGAATTAATTACAATGAGGAAACCAAACGGAAGCTTGATTTCTTTCCAATTTTCAATGCTTCTAAAACTATTGGAATATTTAAAATCAAAAAATATACACTTAGATAATTTTAGTGGGAAAATAGATTCTGAAGACATAGATAAAAAAGCATTCCCCGAGCTAGAATCATATATCGTAAACGGGTACTCCAATATTATTCCAGGCTTATTAAAGATTATTTCCCATAATAAATCCGAATTGGATGGCAATAACATTGTATTGATCATTGACGAAATCAACCGGGGCAATGTTTCGCAGATATTCGGCGAATTGATTACTCTGGTAGAGGAAGACAAACGATTGGGGAAAGACGAAGCACTAGAAGTAATATTGCCTTATAGCAAACAGAAATTTGGCGTGCCCCCGAACCTTTACATTATTGGGACGATGAATACGGCCGATAGAAGTGTTGAAGCCTTAGACACTGCATTAAGAAGACGGTTTTATTTTACGGAAATGGCTCCCAATGCAAGCTTAATCGCAAAAGAAGGCCGTTTAAGGCATCAAAATGGACTACTGGAAGGAGTTTCCCTCCCCGAATTATTGGAAACTATTAATAAACGTATTGAAAAGCTCTTGGATAAAGACCATTTAATCGGGCACAGCTATTTTATGACCGTTGCTTCCTTGGATGATTTAAAGTCTGCTTTTCAAAGTAAGATAATCCCACTTCTACAGGAATATTTCTTTGGAGATTACGGAAAAATAGGATTGGTAATAGGGAAAGGATTTTTTGAAGATACAAAAGATGCTAACTCAGAAAATGTATTTGCCGACTTCGACGATTACGAAGCTTCAGATTTTTCTGAAAGAAGTATATACAAACTGATAAACGCAAATAATTTAAGCGACGAAGATTTTCTGGTCGCCATTAATCAACTTTTAAAAAAATAAATTGAATTTAAATCGAAAACATTTTACGGTATTTGAACACCAAACCTTGAAGCTCAACCAGGAAATTGAGGGAGTGAAGTTTGGTTCAAATCATCTAAAAGCACTGCAAGGCTTCTTTGGGGAAAAAGGCGTCCCATATTATGCCCTTATTCATAATGGCGTCCGTTTCAATGAACATGTAGGAGTTATCCAGATTGGAGAAACAGTTATTGAAGTCCTGCCCAAAGCTGACAATCTTTCTGATAGCCCTGATCAGAAAGCAAAATGGCGAGATATCTTGATAGATATGCTTTTTACTATTGATGCCTTTAACATTCATTCCCCAAGCAGCAGTTCATTAAAATTAAAGCCCAATTCTATACTAGATTTATATTTTGAAATGTTTATCCAGGAAGTTGAATACTTGCTCCATACGGGTTTGATTAAACGTTATAGGAAGAAGGAAGGTAATGTTTTGTCCTTAAAAGGGAATTTATTGTTCAATAGACATCTTCAACGGAACCTTGTGCATCAAGAGCGCTTTTATACACACCATTCGACATATGATATGCAGCATAAACTACATTGTATCCTATATAAAACAATCTGCTTCATAAAACAAATTAATACTAATGTCGGCTTACATAGCCGTTTAGGCTCATTATCATTGAATTTCCCTGAAATGCCCGACATTAAGATAACAGAATCTGTTTTTCAGAAAATAGCATATTCGCGAAAAAACCATCAATACCAAAAATCTATAGAAATTGCAAGGCTGATACTTTTAAAGTTCCACCCAGATATAAAGCTAGGAAGAAATAATGTGCTTGCAATTATGTTCGACATGAATAAATTGTGGGAGCAATTTGTATATACCAGCTTGCGTAAGTTTATTAAGCACCCTTCTGCAATAACTGCTCAAACTACTAAATCATTTTGGAAACCTAAAGACGGCTATCACTCAAAAATAAGGCCTGATATTATTGTAAACCACTATAGTGGAAATTGCGTAGTATTGGACACAAAATGGAAGAATTTGAATGGTTACAATCCTTCGCCAGATGACTTAAGGCAGATGTATATATATCATAGCTATTACAATGCAGATAAAGTTGCTTTGATATACCCTGGAACAAATAATTTTATAACTAAAGGTAAGTATATTGACCCGATTACTGGCAAAGATAGTGATAACGAGTGTAGTATTGTGTTATTAGGTATTGAAAGTGATATTAAAACTTGGCAAAAAAATATTTATATAGAATTGAATAAATGGCTAGAAATTTGAAAAATATACATTATAAAGGCATCTGATGGTTTTAATCCGGATAAAAATAGCCTTAAAATATCAATGGATACTCCTATTAAAAGCGAACTAAAAAACTTTAACGGCAAAACCAAAAGTAAAGGCGAAATTCAGTAAAACGCATTAATCTACGCAAATTTGACCTTCATTATATGTTAATTATTGATTGTTGAGATGTTCATCGATGTTAATAAAAATGCTTTAAATAAACACTTTTTCTACACCAAGCGTCCATAAAAAACAACTTTATGGATAACTTTTATCTCACTTTTCCAAATTGGGAAATCTCTGTAATTAGGAGATATGCAAAGTAATTTTTCGGGGTCTTCCGGATGGTCCTGGAGCCTTTTTATCATTCTTTGATCATGAGTGATTATAAAATAAATACAATCCGGATCTAACCGCTCCCATTTATCAATAAAGTCGATTCCAATTATATCTCCAGGTTTAATAATATCTGAAAAAGAGCAACCTATAACTGGAAAGTAAGCCTTGCAACTTACCCCAGGCATTGATATAAAGCCAGTAGCCTCATATTTTTCTTTATGTAACTCAGAAACCGTTCCAGCACTAACTGGTAACGGATAAAAAGGTGCGCCTTGTTCAGATAGATTCACATTATCCGCAAATTTTAACTTGCGAATTATCGCATCATACTCCGAGCGAGTTTCCGCAATAGATGATAACTTTTCTTTTACATTTGGTTTAGTATCATTAAAGTTATCATTTTTGTTATCATTTGATTTGATAACCTTTTTATCACTTTTGGAATTCTCAACCAGCTCGGAAATTGTGACATCTAACACACTTGCGATTTTCCGCAATTTACTAAGCTGAATATCTGCTTCACCATTCTCATAAGATACATACGAACGCTTTGGAATGCCAGTTTTCTCAACCATATCATCTTGAGTCAAGTTTTTGTCTTCTCTTATGTCTTTGATATACAGCATTTTACTAATTAAATACGGAAAACCGTAATTTTTATTGCGAATTTTTGCATTATTACTTGCGAGATTTCGCAATATTGTTTTATATTTGCTTCACTTTAATAACGCAAAGATATAAAAATGGAGACACTAGCCAAACAAATAAAAAAAACAGATGTGGCAAAAACGCCATATCAAGTAATTGCGGATGAGTGCGATACTACTGTGCTATATGTCGGACAGATAGCTAGAGGAGAAAGAAATCCCATTCGTGGAAAAGGATTGGAAGTATTAAAAAAACTTAAGGAATTAACATCAAAATAATATCACAATGAGAAAACTTAAAATTAAAATCAAAAAACTGCTTCTCAAAGCATTACCTAAAGAAACTATTCCATTTGATGACTGTGGACTTCGGACAGAATTACGCTTTTATAAATTTTTTGGAAAGGTCGTCAAAGTATCACAATTCGTAATTCCAGAGCAATGCGATGATGAACAAGCATTGTATCTCGGAATCATAAAATAAAAACGGAACAATTAGCATATCCCTTGAGCCTCAACCTGAAGGCTGGGTAAAACACAGCATAGTTACCGATCAATTGTTCCGGAATGGAGAGTTTTAGATCTAAACTAAGCACGGGCGCGGTTACTGCGAGAATGTAACAATCAGAGTAGTGGCGGAATGGTAGACGCGCCAGGCATGGACTGGCGGATGTAGAGAGTTCGAAACTCTTAATCGACTGGATAGACTACACATTGCAGGTTCGAATCCTGCCTACTCTACGAAGATGTTTCACTTGTCAATGAAACCGGTTAGCATTTCGGGAGTCAAGAAATGCAATTTTTTAAAACAAAAATGAACTTACAACCTACAGACATTATCATTAGACAAGCGAACGGATCAGAGAGCCTTTGGGTTTCTCAGCGTTTAGTTACATCTACTTGTGATATTGATGAGAATTATCTGAAAGTTGCGAGAATTCGCTACAAAGACACCGTAAGGAAATGTGACCTTGCTAAAGCTAAAGATTTCATGCCGGATTCCGGAAAGTCTTGGAGGTTTGCAAAACAATATGGGCAGTTTTACTATTGTATTTCCAATGTTCCTAACAAAGCGCCTAAAAACTACCGTAATTATTTCGGAGATCAGGAGGTTCTTTTGGACCAATATAAAAAAGTTTGCAAATCGAAAGAAGCTGGGAGTCTTGAATTAAGATTTAAAGCTCATTTAAAGCGAGTTTCAAAACAATACTGGGAATTTTACACTGATGTTAATGAGATTCAAAGGCTTTCACTTTCTAAAGCCTGTGCAGTTCTTGATTTCATTCTGGACGAAAAAGAAAATTATCCAGGAACAGCGAATAAAATTTACAAAGATCTGAGCCCTATTCTGTCAGATTTGGATTTACAGTATATTCCACACAATTACTTAAAGTTAAAAGAGAAAATTACAATTCTCGAAACTACAGATAAAAGCATTGTTGATATTATTCACCTTCCTAGAGTTGGGAATAATTATGCAGAAATTTACAATGATGCAGAGGTGTTCAGTTGGGTTATGCAGTTGCGTTCAATGCCTCAGAATTATTCTAACGAGCATATCATTAGAAAAGTTTCTGAAATGTGCGAAATGACCACGAAAAGACAACCGTCTCGCAGATGGTATGGTCAGAATATTTTTGAACTTCCAAAAACCAAATTTTTAACCGGTGAAAAGCGTTTCGGGTCCAGCAGTAGCAAATCGCACATCCATAAATCCTACATACCAACGCAAAATGCACTTTTCGCAGGAGATTGTTGGGAAATGGATGCAACGCGTGTCAATTTCATTGCACACGAAGCTGATGACAACAAAGAAAGATTTCTTTTTGTGGTTGCCGTCCGTGATGTTCATTCCGGTGATGTTTTAGGTTATTCTTTTGACTATTCTGAAAATCACGTGGTGTATTTGGAAGCGATGAAAATGGCGGTTCAAAATGCAGGTTATCTGCCTTATGAATGGATAACAGATAGGTTCCCTGGTCATAACACACCTAATATGCTGGATTTCTTTGAAAGAATGGAAAATCAAGGTGTTCAAGTTACTTTTTCATCTAATGCTAATGAAAAGGCAGGAATTGAAAGATGGTTTAGAACGCTTCAGTCGGTTTTCTTTATGGATTCTAAGTATTTCTATGGTGAGGGAATTAAATCACGTGCTGACTATGCGCACCGCGCACCGGAATATCTGAAAAGAATCAAAAAAGAAGCTAAAAAAACTGGCTGGGATATGCAACAGAATATTGATGAAGCTTCTGTACATATTGAAAAATATAGAAATACAAGATTCTCACATTATTCCAGAAAACACTCCAACGTGCATTTGTCTCCAAGTCAGATTCACGAAATCAGCGAAAAACCGCACGTCAATTATGTATCGCTTTCGACTATTTCTATGCTTTTCGGACAAAGAAAAGCAATCACCATCAAACACGATGGACAGATATCTACAGAAATTGTAAAAGTTCAGTTTGACTATATGATCAGCCCGGCGAACTACGACATCATTTCCAACTATTTCGGAAAACAAGTCGTAATGACTTATGATCTGAATGATTTGTCTCACGTATTCCTTTGGGAGAAGCAAGGTAAACTGTTGAAATCGCTATGTGATGCTGATCTGTTTGAGCGTCCGCAATTGAAAGGTCCAAATAAGGAATTCGGAAAGCTAGCCATAGCAAAAGAGCGAGCGAAAGCCATTGCAGAAATGAAAGAAACTGAATTGGCAGAAATGATTGGTGAGGAAGCCGGAATGATGGGAATTTACACCGAAAAATCAAAAGCAACCGCTTTCGAAGATCAATACAACGATGAGTATAAAATGCCACTCAAAAAAGCATCCGGCGACGGGATTTCGTCCGACGATGTTTCAGATGCTTTTTTCAATAATATTTCTAACCAATACTAATGAACTGATATGACAAACTTACAAAAAACAACCATTGTACAGCTGATACATACGGAAAAAAATAGGCTTGGTAGCTACGGACAAGTAGCTACAAAGGCCGAAGTTTCTACAGCTACAATTTCCCACATGCAACAAGGTAAATGGGATTTGATAAAAGATGAAATGTGGCTGAAAGTTGCACGTGCTACAGGCTACGATGATAGTGAATGGCAAATTGCTGAGACTATCAACTATAAAAGTGTTACAAAGATTTGTAACGATGCAAAAAAGTACAACTTGTTTATGATCATCAGCGACAAAGCTGGGATTGGCAAAACTGCACCACTAAAATCCTACTCTCAAATCAATGGTGAAAATGGTGTTTTCTATATCCGTTGTCGTGAATGGGCTAAAAGAGAATTTTTAACAGAATTATGCACCACTCTAGGGATTGACATAGGCAAATCTTACCTGCATATTGACAAATTAGGGATGAAAGTAGTTGAATTTTTCAACAAAAGAAGTTCTGCAAAACCTCAATTGATAGTTGATGAAGCTGATAAATTGAAAGATTCCGCTTTGCGTTGGTTTATCCATTTGTTTAATGAGTGTGAAGATCAAATGAGTTTGATACTTGCCGGAACTCCACACCTGGAACAAAGAATCAAACGAGGTGTGAAACTTAAAAAATTAGGTTTTGACGAATTAGACAGTCGTTTCGGACGTGCTTTTATCACTTTAATAGGTGCAACATTGGATTGCACAAAGAAAATCTGCATTGCAAACGGAATCACGGATAACCAACTTATCAAAACAATTTTTAAGGACTTAAAACCAACCTTTAAAGAAATCGAGATTTCAAAAAATGAAGTGACTAATGTAAAAGTGGTTGATGATCTCAGAAGGCTTAAAAGAGTTGTTATACGTGAAAAAATCAAATTATCATAATATGAAAAACCTAGTTATTACAGCAGAATTAGAGAAAAAAGGTAAGCACGGTACTCCTTCCGATAAAGCTTTATTCTGGTTTTGGAAAGATGAAATCGGAAATATCGGATTTCTCCGTGCAATCACAGAAATGGAGGCTTTAGATAGACTGAGGGATTGTTTTCCGGAAGCTGGTCGAATTACTTGGATTACATCATCAAATTATCTTGAATCAATATTTATAGAAGCTTAATGACCAAACAAGATATCTACACAGAAATCGAAGTCATCAATTGGCAATTGAGTTTTGCAAAAATCCAACAATTATCAAGTTGAGACAGGACAGATTAAAAGAATTAGAACGAAAATTAATACAACTCAATGAAAAAACAACCTAAAAATGTAGGTATCAATCCAATTGGAACCGATGCAAAAAACAAAGCTCGTCAAGACGCTTTCGATGTTCTTGCAATCGCTAAAAAGCAAAACAGACCAGTGATATTTTTAAGAAAAAACCAATAAATAATTATAGTATGACGACAATTGACATTAATGCACTTAGTCCGGAACAAATTCAAAATCTTTTGAAACAGGCATCTCCGGAAGTTCTTAAAGCAAGTCTTTCTGAAAAAGAAAATGAAACTGCAGAAAACAGAAAAGCTTACAAGCAATCAGTTAATGAAGCCGTTCCGGTTGTAATTAACACTTTAAAAACTATCTCTTTGGCTTTGCAGAATGGTAAAGTAGATGTTTTCCAAACCCTGAAAATATTACTTGATTTGAAAGCAGATGCTTATGATGTAAAACAGGGGCAACAATCTCATACATTCTCTGATGAAAATGGCAATTCCGTTGTTTTCGGTTTCAGAGTTAATGACGGATGGGATGATACTGTAAATGCTGGTGTTGACAAAATCAAAGAAGTTATCTCCAGCCTTTCGCACGACGAGAACTCAGCGAAATTGGTTTCTGCCATTGATAAACTTTTGAAAAAAGATGCCAAAGGTAATCTGAAAGCTTCACGAGTTCTGGAACTGAGACAGCTTGCAAAAGATTTTAATGATACCAAATTTACAGATGCTGTAGAGATCATTTCGGCCGCTTACAAGCCAGTCCGTTCCGCTTTCTTTATCGAAGGTTACACAACGGATCCACAGGGCAAAAAACAAAGCATTCCGCTCTCCATAACTTCTGTTGATTTCCCTGCAGGGACTGATATTTCAGAACTTTTCCCGATTGAGCCTGTAGAAGTTGTTGAATCTGAAAAATCTGAAGCGTAATGATTTACCTATTTGTAGCAGCGGTAGGAATTGCAGGATTTTTCATCGGAGTCATTGTAGGAGCATTATTAACGGATACAGTTGGAAACACTGATTTATCAGGACCACGAGACGATTACGATTAATCAAATTTTTCAACCATTCCCAAACGGTTCTTGAGCGGTTCGATTCCGCTCCTGGGAGCAATAGCGGTAGCCGAAAAGCTTTTAGAGTAGGCGCAATAAATAATAGTAATAATTATGTCAGTATTAGAAGTAATTCAAGAAAAGCTGAACGCTTTAGAAGAACAAAGAAAAGCAGTTCTTGCGGAAATTCAATCTGAATTCCCAGCGATGTTGAAAGAATTGTTTAACAAATCCGAAAAAATAACAAGCATCGGATGGAATCAGTATACACCATATTTTAATGATGGTGACGAGTGTATTTTCAGTGCAAATTTTGATTATCTAATTATAAACAAAACATCTGAAGAAGATATTGATCCTGAAGAGAATTTCTATGACGAAGAAATTTGGACTTCCGGCTACACTGCTAATCCCAATTATATCAAATCAGAGGGTGACTTAATTATAGAGTTCAAGCAACTTTTAAATTCTATTCCAGAAGAATTTTTCAAAGAATTATTTGGAGATCACGTCACTGTTATAGTTGAAAGTGATGGAAATATAACAACAGAAGACTATTCACACTACTAGATGGCAGCACCTCACATTCACGCCATTTCATCAGCGAAAAAATATGGTGGAAAGATGGATGACTATTTAGCGATACACGCTAAAATGGATTGTAGTAAGGCTTATTTTCCAGACAATAGACATAGGGTTTTAACACACAATATGTTCTGGGTTAAAGAAGTAATGATTCCAATTTTTGGAGAAACTTTAGAAAACTCAGATGGAAAATTAATAAGTGTGAAAGATGTTTGCGAACAACATATTTTGGAAGATTTCAGACAAAAATTCATACCAACACCACAAGACTATATTGAAAATATGGAGTTTAAAGAATGGATGCAAAACGGACGATCAATACCTAATTCTGCTAAACTTTTATATAAAAGTAAAATCCCTTACAAGGATTCTATAGAAAATTAATCCCAAACGGTTCTTGAGCGGTTCGATTCCGCTCCTGGGAACAAATAAAAATTCTAATGAAAAAATTTAGAAAAAGAGTGAGAATTCAAAATGCTACTGCTTTTAAGTTGGAGTATTTCGAAGGAAAAGCAGATTTGAAAGAAAAGGAATTTAAAACTTACAAATCTATGGAGCAGTTTCACAGCAGGCAGACAAAATTTATGTATTTGGCACTGCATCGATACGCTTTTGTAGATGGTAAATGGCACAGATTCATAAAAGTTACTGATCCTTTTATTTTTCAAGCAGAATTGGATTCGATCAGCAAACAATTAAATGAAAACTTTGAAGTTGAAAATCTTCAAAGTTTTAAAAGTGAGGAAAATCAACTTCAAATAATAATAGAAAATGACAATTGACGACAAAATCAGGGACCGAATTGCCAAAGTTCAAGCGTTGGTTACTCGTGGTGTAGATGGCGAACAAATCGCCGCCAAAACTCAGCTTGATAGACTGCTAAAAAAGTACAATATCAATCCTGCAGAAGTGAACGAAATCACTAAGAAACAATACTTTTTTAAGTATGCAACGGAATTAGACAAGCAATTGTTTCTCCAGCTGATGCATTATTTCTTTAAAGATCATCAGATTCAGTTCTATCTGCACACCGGTGGCAAAAAAGAGATATCTGCAAGATTGGAATATTTGGATTACATCACAATCTCTTGTTCTTACGAATACTTCAAAAGGCACATGTCACAGGAATGGAAAAAATTTTCTGCAGACAGTTTGAAAAAGAAGCGAAAAGCCAAAACAAAAAACGCTTTAAGAGCCGATTTGCAAGGCATATTTTATTCAAAATATATAGAAGCCAGCAGAATCTATCATCCCGAACAAATGAAGAAAAAAACAGTGTCTGAAATGACCAAAACAGAACTCGAGAACTACCATAGATTGCAAGAAGTTCAAGGCGGTCAGTATCATTCACAAGTGGAGAAAGAAACGTTAAAAATTGGATAAAATGAAAAAATCAGAAGTGAAAGCAATTATTTCAAGTGCTGCAAAAGCTCACGCAGAAGATATTCTCGGAGAAGAGCAATTTAAAAAAAACAAATCTGCTCGGGAATCCATTATGAAAGATTTTGAAAGTGGTGCTAGTTGGATGTATCATTTTAATTTGGATAAAACCAGAAGATAAAATACAACAAAATCCCAAACGGTTCTTGAGCGGTTCGATTCCGCTCTTGGGAGCAATTAAAATTTAAAATGTTAGAAATATTAAAAATGTTCGCACTTGTAGTGCTACAAAATGCAAGCTTCACACTGGTAAGCCGTGCAAGAAATAGTAATTCATTGCCTTTTCACGCCATCGCAAGTGTTATGTCTAACGGGATTTGGCTTCTGGTCATTAAAAACGTGGTTCAAAATTTTGATAAACCTCTGATGATGGGAGTCTATCTCGTAGGTTCTGTGATTGGAAGTCTTGCAATGCATCATATTTCTATGAAATATTTTGAGAAAAAATAATGACTGATGAAGAATTCTTACTAATCCTTAAAAAAGCGTTTAAACGTCATTTAAACGCTGATAAAAGTTGTTCGCCATCACTGCAGCAACTATTGGAATTAGTAGAAATTTTTCGCCAGGAAGTAATTGAGGATTACAAATTAAAAAAACAAATTAACGATGACATCAGATCAACAGAAACAGCAACTCTTGACGAAATTTAGTCCTTTGGCACTAGAAGAAATCTGCTGGAGTAAAAGCAAAGCAAGAACCGGCAAACTGGATGAACTGTATCCGGAAGAAATGGCAGCGGTTTACCTTATGTTTTTTCCTGCTCCAAAATCTGCTACTCAGCTATATCAAGAACAACAAATTTTGCAATTTCTGAAAAGTCAGAGATCAATTATCTTAAAAGATGCTCAATATATTGGGTTGTATGATCCTCAGAACTGGACACCTTTCAACAAATTTATGTTGGAACTGTCGCCACTGAAAAAGCCACTAAATAATTATCAATTTGATGAATTTGATGCACTGAAAAGACAATTCAAGTCACTAAGAAGCAAATATGATCAGCGTGCGCAAGTGCCAGGAACTAAAGAATGGCACCACAAACACAAATTACCGATGCCGTCAAAAAATTAAAAGGCTCATAGCCATATAGACCACGAGCGCTTTGTTTTTCACAATTACAAATATACTCAATTTTCTGTATGGCTTTTACAAAAACTAATTACTACAAAAGAATTATTAAAATTCAGGAGATCACACAGATGCAAAGACATCAGTTTGGTCTAACATATAAGGAGATCTTTCACTTATTTATTGAAGAGCAATTCAATATATCGAAACGTACTTACACGACTTATCTAGGTGTTCCGGCTGTTAGAGAGCTTAAAAAGTTACAGAAAATTGAGAATGAAAATAATCAATTAACCTTTAATTTTTAAAATATGGACAAAGTAACAGCGCTGAGAATCTCACTACTACACCCTAGTGTTAGAGCGGAAATGGCAAAAATTATTAACGAGTGCAACAAACGTCTTACAGGACGTTCACAAGTAAGAATCTCGCAAGGCTTGAGAACCGATGCTGAGCAAACTGCACTTTACAGCATTGGTAGAACTACTGCAGGAAGAAAAGTGACAAATGCAAAAGCCGGACAAAGTATTCATAACTATGGTTTTGCCGTGGATATCGTTTTGATTATCGACGGAAAAACAGCAAGTTGGGACACAAAAGCCGATTGGGATGCCGACGGAATTGCAGACTGGACAGAGTGTGTGCAGGTTTTCAAACAAAATGGCTGGACCTGGGGCGGTGATTGGACAACGTTTAAGGATATGCCACACTTTGAGAAGAAAGGCCTAACCTGGCGTTTGCTCTCAACCAAAAAACGTGATAAAGAAAATTACGTGATTTTATAGAATAACCTAATAGCCATCAATATTGATGGCTATTTTTAAATATTATCAAATGAAAATAACAATTAAAATTGATCCGGAATCTCTGTTCTTGGTACAATCTATTTTAGTTCTAAAACGAAGCATTTTCGCACGTACCTTGGAAGAGAAAGTCAATCAATCTATGACTTTAGAACTCTTTGAAATGGTAACTAAGAAGTGTTTTGCTTATTCTTTATCGAGAAATGGGAAGAACATTTCATTTCAATTAAAATTCCATTTAGCTAAGTTGCTTTTTGATTTGATAACTAATCAAAACAAAACAGCTTTTGGACATTATGAGCAAAACAAATTAGAGATTCTTAAGAATGATTTACACCAAAAATTAGTTTAATGAAAGTACACCGATTGAAATTACAACAGCCCTATTTTGAGGATGTTTTCTACAACAGAAAAGAATTCGAAGTAAGAAAAAACGATAGAGATTATCAAGTTGGAGATCGTTTAGTTTTATTTGAAGATCCAACCGAAAACACATTGCATAAATATGTAATGAAAGATATAAAATATATCCTGGAAGGTGGACAGTTTGGTATTGAGCCAGGTTATGTTGTATTAGGATTAAAAGAAATTCCAAACGCTGGAAATCTCATAGATGCAATTAATGAGATGAGATTACAGGAAAACATCAATATTACGGAAAACCGCAAAATAATAACGAAAAACAATAATAATTTTACACTATGAAAGATTTTAAACTCAATGCTCAGGATCATATCATTGACGATATTCTATCACATTTGAAAAACGGCACAATTGGACAAGGAATTGCCCGAAAATACAACTATGAAAGAAAGGGCAACAATCTTTACTTTACATTGAAGCCAGGAGAAGAAATTGACCCGTCTGATATTTTTTGGTTTGGGTATCTTACAAATTCTTAAATTAGCAATATGATACGTTTCATAAATATTGGTGATCAGATCGATGACAAGAATAGATTTGCATTCTATGATACTATCGTAGATAAGTTTTGTGAGTTTAGCGGTTCTCAGTCCTGGGACAATATTACCGATTTTGAAAAAGATTATATAGGTGATGATATTGATAGATATAGGCGTTTAATTCATCATAATTGGAGGATTGTTGTCTCTGATTATGAATCCAAATTTAGAAACTCTGATGCTCATCTCGCACACGATACTTTCTTAAATACTCTAAAATAGCATCATTGTATAACCATAATCAAAGAATTCAGTTCATCAATAAAATATTTTGAAGATTCTGAAAGAAAGAGATTTTTATTATTTCAATATGATTATTACTATCCAGCTGGTGGTTTATCGGATTGTTTAGATTTTGATAAATTAGATGATGTTGTAAAAGAAATTAATAAAAAGTATGGTTTAAATTATGACAAAGTCAGCGTTTTTGATTGTGTTGAAAAAAAAGAAGTAGATATGACAGAATACGGTGTAGAATATTAGAAAATGGACTACAAAGCATTAGTAGAAGAATTGCAGGCTGAAAAATTAGAACAAACAGATGATGCTAAAGTATTTAAGGTTGTTTTAAGATATAAGAAGTTACTAATGGATTTTGGAGACCCATTCGACTGGAGAAAGTTTGAATTTCGAAATCCAAATCATCAAAACGATATCATAGAACTAACAATAAAGTTGATTGACTTTTTAAACGATCACTTCGAATTTTTAAAACCATTAAAATGAAAACAACATTACTTTTTATATTAATATCAGCCCTTTCTTTTGGGCAAATTTCGCCTTATTATGGTGAACAGGAAGTTTATGCTTCACAATATCAATATAGGCAAATGACTTATTATGATCTTGCTGCAGTAGAATCAAATCTGCACTTCATATTGCATAATAATCTCAAGCTTAACCAAGTTGATAGTAAAGAAAATTTGAAAGATGATGTTTCGTCCGGAACAATTACAACAACATACTCAACCAGCGTTGGCAGGGATGTTTACAGAATGCAAATAAAATATGATGTTGCATTGTTCGAAGATCAGCACATTGTAAAATCAATGACCGTTTCCGGATCTCCTTATCTTGTGACAAAATTTTATTTGATGGCTTGGAGAACTAAGATTCAGGAAGGCGACCTGAAGAAAAATGAACTGGTTAAAAATTATTATTTGCAGGATGATATTTCTTATCAGTTCCATAACGGAAAGCCTGTTATTACTATTAAAAATAGACAGTTTCAGGGGTTGGGAGATTTCGCAGCGTTCCGAGAAGGTTCTAAGGCTTCTTACATCTCCAAATATGGAACTGCAGAACCTTTGCAAATTTCATCTGCAGATGAGCAAAAACAAAAAGAAGCCTCTTTCGAAGCTTCTAAAAAATTAAAGAAAAAGGAAGAATTAGACGCGTTTAAACAACGTTTAAATCAAAATTAAAGCATTGCTTTAAATCTATTTGCAGTTATTTCTAAATCCTCAATAGTGCCGGTTCGAATTTCGACCGGTTTTTTTGTGTAGCTGGCAGAATATACCAGGATAAATTCATCGGTCACTGTTTCTTCAGTTTGCTGATCTGTTGTCGCTGGCGTAAGCTTGCCAAATCTGCTTGTTTCCACGGTCTGCATAATTTCGTCTGTCAATTCTATAAAGTCAAGGAATTTCAAAGCTTCTGCAGTTGTAACATTTAGACTGCTCGTATCTCTCAATTGTTCATAACAACAGCGAATTGTTATGGTCGCCAAAGTTGGTTTTTGACGGTGGTCAAATGAGAAATTAACAAACAATGCTGGATATATCTGCAGTTCAAAATATTCCGAATTTACATCTTGTCCGGAATAGAGATCGATATATTGAACCGGCGAAAGTCCGGCGGTTCTATATTTGTCTTTGATATCTTCATTTTTAACGAAAACATCAATCAATTTTAAATATAATTCTCTCATGGGTTTTGATTTAGTATTTGATCAACTCTTAATCTTAGATGGCTTCTTGTACGGTTTTCAAGTTCTTTTGATTCTCCCATAAATTGACGTTTTGGGATTGTAAGATTCATTTTTCTTGTGTGAGCTTTTACCCTGGAGATATCTCCAGTATCAACTCTTCTTTTCAGTTTCTTTCCGGTTTTAGAGCTTACAGTCCTTACAGTTCTTTTTCTGTCATGGGCTTTTACTGTTGCGGTTTTTGAAATAGTTCCGCCCTCATTATGGATTTTTGCATAAGGAACATCAGAGCCAATGATAACGTATCCATCCCCGGAAGAAATCTTCCGGATTGATCTTTTTAATCTCGCAGTTTTAACCAGGAGCGAACCCCGTGCTTTTCTTTTCCTGGGTGTCCAAGCTTCAGCGGTTTCATTGATCCAATTTTTCTTTACAAATCGTTCTTTCGAGAAATTAACAGCAATGGTTCCAAATTCAGAAACAATTTTATTTGTGAATGTAGGACCAAGCGCACGACGCATCCTGACAAAAACCTCATCTCTGATAACAAAGGTTTCCATTATGATAATTCGGCATTTCTCATTATACGCATCATTGCATCATTGAACCAGTCTTCAACTTCTTGTAATGTCATTCCGGCAGCAGAATTTTTGTTCATGTTGATTCCGCCTTTGTTAAGCGAATCAATTTTGATAGTGATGTTTTTTACTTGCTTAGCATCGCCAGTAACCTTGTTTACATCATCTTTCAACTTCTTTTTACCCTCGCCTGGATTATCATTAAATTTCCCACCTGTAGTTCCATATAAACTTTCTGGGTCAATTGCTTTAATGGCGTTTTTTTCAGCGTCTCTTGCTTCAAGTCTTGCTTTAGTTGCAGGAAGTACAGCATTACCATTGTACATTACCAATTTTCCGGCTTCTACAGCTCTGTTGATTTTCTCATCATCTGTTATTAGGCCTTGTTTATCACGCCATCCACGCAACTGCCCTTGCATTTCCTTAGCGGTGTCACCTAAAGAGCCCGGTAAATGTGATAATAGCCCTAGTAATTGCTCAATAGGTTGAAGAATTACATCTAGTAAAACCATCCCTAATCTTTTTAAACCGCCAATAATACCTTCTGTTTGAAAAGCTTTTTTGATTGAATCCCAATGTTTATAGATTAAAACAAAAGCAGAAATAACACGCCCGATTGGTCCAAGAAATAGAAGTAGCGTAGCGCCCCATTTATCATACTTTACTATAGCTGCTGTTACCAATGCTATCAATGCCGAAATTGCTACTATTGTTAACCCAACAGGATTGGCTGCCAGTGCTAAATTCCAAAGCCAGGTAGCGGCAGTTAATGTTCCAAGAATTCCCACGAATGAACCGGCCACAGGAATGATAGTATCTATATTTTGAAATAACCATTGAAAAACTGGCGTCAATTTTTCTAAAGCTGTTGTGACATATGGCAGAACTCGTTCGCCCAACTTTATCATCGATGCTTTGATATTGTTCTGAATCAATCCCCATTGTTCGGTAGGTGTTAACGAGTCCATGTAAGCTTTGTTCAATGCGTTTTGAGCACCTGTGGTTTGAGCGGTCGCACTTTTGAGACCTTCGATATCTTGCATCAATGTTCCGAATCCTAAAGCTGTTGATTGATCAAATCCAAGTTTACTTAATTTTGATACTTTTTGCTCATTGGTCAATCCATCCATTTGCTTATTAAGATCTGTAACGATATCAATAAGAGGTCTTATCTTTCCTGCAGAATCAAAAATGTTGATTCCAATTGCTCGGAAGCCACTTGCATACTTTCCTGTTTTAGAATCAATCTTACCCATAGCTACATCAGCATTTGACAAGGTTCTGTAAATACCTTCTAAAGCTGTAGTAGATTGTTCGGCACTTAATTTTGTGGTCAATGATGCGTAGGCTCCAGCAGTAGATTCTAATTCATATCCGATACTTCTGGCCAAAGGCACAACTTTCGGTAAATATCTTGCGATGTCTTTAAATTCGGCATTACCAGCTTTTACAGTTTGAAATAATACATCATAAACACGATTGATATCTTTTCCGGAAGACATCATTACCGCAATACCTGCAGAAGCAACTGTTTCAATATCTGTAAATCCAGCTTTTGCTGCTCTTAATGTAGGTTCCAAAGCCTCCATGGATTGATTTACTGATAATCCGGCAGATATAATTCGGCTAAATGCTTTTGGTATTTCTTCCAACGGTGCAACGTTCCTGGTTCCGACCTGAAGTAATTTATCCGATAAGCCTTGGAGTTCTTGTTTTCCCAGTTCTGCAGTTACGTTGATTTCGGCCATTTGTTTATGCCAATCGTTAGCCATGTTTGTGGCTTGGAATAGTCCACCCGCAACAGCGGTAATTCCAGCGAGAAATAAAGTACCCGGATTTTTTATTGCATCAATAGCGTTGTTTAATCCTGGCACTTTGTCAATTAAGCCTTGATATTTAGCCTTCATCTTATCGACTCCTTTAGCCCATTTGTTTTGTAGCTGCTCAAATTTATTATTGAACATTTTAGCGCTTAAATCAATAAGCATCAATAATTTGGATGTCATTGCCATTATGAAAATAATTTATATATTTGTAAAAGAAAATTGATGGTCATTAATATCTGCTCACTGACTCAAAGCAGAGAATACCGGGTTGCACCGCACCAATTTTTAAAAAGGTTTAGTTTTGGCTAAGCCTTTTTTATTTTATTTTGATTCCAAGACGTTCTTTAGCATCATCTCTTTTTAAGTTGTACCAGGTTTGAATTTCCAGACCTTCCATTTGATTATTCAAATGAACATTGACAATAACGGCACGGTCGCCATAGAATTTGATATAATGAGAATTGAATTTGCCTTTGTTCCGCTCATTTAACCAGACTTCATCCGGATTATTTAAGATATCTTCGATATGTGGAAAAAGTTGGTGCCTTTGTTCCTCTTTAGTAAGGTAATGACCTTTTGTATGAGTGTCAAATGTCTTTTCCGGAAGAATCATTTTTCTACCTAAATAGTCCGAAAATCCCATATAGGTCTTATCTTTTACAGCTTTGAAAAGCTCTTTAACATTATCTCCAGTAATTGATTTGTCAATCTTTATAGGTTTGAGTCCTTTTTTCAAATCATCAAATTTTTCAAGACCATATTTATCATAGGTCATTTTGTTGATTTTTTCGTCCAGCCCTTTATTTGTGCTATAAAATTGCTTATCAGTGAAAACTTGTTTCAAATCACCTCGATTGATCTCGAATTGCGAACTTTTATATTTTGGGTCTCGTGAATGGATAAGTTCCTGACCTCGTAGTCCGGTTGTTACTTTTCCTTTTGTGCTTCCTAAATATTGCAACATTTCACAACGGCATCCATAACCATTCGGTGGCCAAAGCTTCATAGCTTCCTTATCATCTAGTGAAAATATTTTCCCGTCCAGGATCTGATGTGATTCTCTTACCTTATCATCTCCTACAGTTTGATATTCTACAAAGGATGTTACAGAATCCTTTTCTGCCATAAATTGAACATACTGAGCCGACGTCTGACCAACTGCTACAGATAAGTTATATTCAGCTTGTAGCCATTGTGTATTAAAATCCTTTGTGATTTTTTCAGCTTCACTTTTAAAGCTTGCAAAATCTCGAAGTTCTTTTTTATCATAATCAATCAAAAGTTCTTTCATCGCAGCCAATCGGCTTTCGGTTTTACTTGCTGAGAATTCGAATAGATTATATTCCATCATCTGCAGTGCAAGATGATCAGGACCAACATAGGGATTGAATGTTTTGAAATTACCTCTAAGAGCTCCCAGTAATGTGTTGGCTTCCTCAGATATTAAATCGCCCTCAATTCCTAAAGTGTCCTCGCCGTCAAAAATATATTTAGCCAGGTCTTCAGAAAATTGATTTATTTTATCTTGTGAAGGTTTCCCAACCGCTTGAACATGATTTCCACAAGTACAGGTAAATTCGTATCGAGGTCTATTTTCTGGTAAATATGAAGCTGCTACGTTAATGGCTGGTTGCTCAATTTTTTTTTTGCCTTCAATTGGAATATTGAAGGTTTTAGAAATCCAATCTTGTTCAACTTCGAATCCGGAAGTTAGAAGCCCCTCTGTGATATCCCAAAGCTGTGTTAAATTTATCTCTTGTTCAGCCGTTTTAAATTCGAAAAAATCATCATCTCCAATATTATAGCCCTGTAATTTCAAAAGCGGAAATAGTTGATCGTTGATTACGAATTGAATCAATCGTTTATCAGCTTGAGAAATTCTATTATCCAATGATCTTTCGTGAACTTCTGTTTGTGCTCGATTGCTACCTTGATCGCTGAGCATTGTAGAGCCAACTAACATTTTGCTTATTTCATCATCGTTGGACTTCCGGAATTGCATGTAAACATTATAGGCATCGGTTCTGTTAGCTTCTTGAAATTTGATATCGGTACCTGGAGGAAATGTTCCAACTGATGCCTCGCCGAGACTTAATAACATTTCGTGGACGTTATCAATTACAGAAGCATCAGCGGAATTAGTAGTAGCAGTAATTAGTGGCATTCCGAACTTCTCGCAGAATTCCGCCCACGCCTGCATAACGTTTCGTTTCCAGATTAGATTTGGAATGATATTATTAATAATTCCTAGATCTGCATTTTCTCCCATCTGAATTAACCAGGGCGCAAATGCTTCATCCCAATAATTGATAAAGTCCGGCTTAGTAACGTCGGGAAAAATCTTACCACGAGTCGGAACCACGTTTCGGCGTGGAATTGGATTGATTTCAATCTTCTCATTATTGAATCCAAGAAATTCAATTACTGCTGGGCCGCGCAATATGACATCAAGGGCATTGTCTAATAATTTATAGAACCATTGTTGCTGAAAAATAAAATTTAAATCCTCGTTTTCAACACCGGTCTTACGATTGATAACTCTGTAATCGGTGTTTAATGTAGAAAGCTTTCTCATCTGTACCTGTGATTGCAGATGTCCGTCAGTCATCAGATCATCGATCAAATCGTGATAAGCGTTGAATTTCGGTTCTTCAATGTTTTTTGTCATCTGAAGAGCGCTTCTCCATTTATCAATATCCTTTCGGGAACTGTCTTTGAAAGTCTCGACAATTTTTATAATTGCAGGATTTTTTTTGCCTTGAGATTTTGAAGATTCTACTTTTGCAGAAACGCCTTGTTTTTTAACTGAAAAATTAAATCCTAGTATTTGCATTAATATTTATTTTGATTGTCTGAAAATTGAGTTTAAACGCCGTTTAAACGTTAATTAATTACCAGCGTTGATTGCTGGCAGGATATTTCGAGCTGATTTTGATGCCTTGCAACTTATTACCGTTACCGTCCGTTTTTATTGGTAGGTCTGCTGTCGCTTCTCCAGTGGCTACGAGTTTTAGCCAATCGATAGCATCTTGATAGCGCTGTGATCTGATATCAGGCATTCTTTTCGGTACTGTCGATGTGTACAAGTGATATAGAGCGCAATCCAGCACAATCATTATAATATGGCTATTTCTCTCATCGTCTTGCGCCGAAAATATTGCAGCAACATCATACTTTCCAGATAGGTAATTTTTAACTTGAGAGGTTGCCATCTGTTCTGCAGATTTCAATTTTGTATCAGAATAGTTCTCTAGGAGAATATCTTTTATTTCAGTGCGCACAAGAACGCTGTAGTCTTCATCTTTTAGAAAAGCCATTAGAATCGGTTTTTTTTATTTTTATTAATTTCCTTCCTGCTCGTGGTTTTGAGCGGCGTTTTATTGGTAAGTGCTGCTAAATTCAATTTGCTGATTGCGCTTTGCAGTGCATCCGGTGCATCGTCGTGCGCGCCCGAACCTTTGGCGAAAGCTAGTAGCTGATTGATTAATTCGTGCATATCGGTCGAGCCTTTTTCGGCTTCATTGAACCATACGTTTCCCCGTTCAAAATAACCGGACATACTTTCGATACGGTCAAATTTTCCTTCTTTACTTTTTTTGTCGGCGACTACTGGAATGTACCAGCCAAGTTCATCGCCGACCGTGTCGAAATCGTTGACGAATTCATCTTGGGCGAAAAGTCCTTCAATTAAATATTGAATGTTGTGACCTAACAGGCTTTCATCTTTTACAAATTCATAGAGCCATTTGGCAACGTTGTATTTTGAAGTTTGCCTTACGTAACATTTTAGGACGTGGAATTCTCGACCAATTTTCCCGGCAAAAATCATTGCCTTAAAATCGCCGGCATTTTTGTAGGACAAATCGCCATAGAACATCAAAGCGTCATACAATCGGAACTGTAATCTTGCTTTATACTGGATTTGTTCATTTTTGAAAATCGTACCTTCGATAATATGCACGTGCATATATTCTCGCATAAACGATCTATAAGGTGTAGAAAGATATTTTTGTTGCCAATATAAAGCGGTTGTTTTTTCTGGCCAGTTTGGCTCGAACGTCGTCAAATCTTTAACCGCTGCCACCGTCAAAACGAAAAAAGTGGACTTAATTCCTGCTTCTTTCAATCTTGCTGTTATCAGTTTGAATTCTTCCTTCAGCTGATTAATCAGTGTATTTTTATGGAAGTTATTATTGGCAACTACAAACCGTCTATATTTAGAACCTTCATCAAAAGTACCTTTAGCATCCTCCCATGCAAAATCAAAAAGTTTTTTGGAAAGATCATCGTTGTTTACCCTTTGTCTTGTATCAACATCATCAAAAACGATATAGTCCGGACGCGCATTTCCTTCACGTAAACCTCTTGGAGATTGCCCTGGTGTAGAGGTCATAAATTTAGCACCGTCAGTTGTTGTGAAATCGCCTTCTGACCAGTCTCCAAACTTGAACTTCTTTCCGTAGTAGTGGATAAACTTCTGATTGTTGGAAAGTTCAGCCTGGATATCGGAAATTAATTTCTTTGCTTTTTTGTCTGTCTGACCAAAAAGCAACATAAACTTGAGTTGTCCAGTTACATAGAGAAATAATGGAATTCCTAAATCAATATGAACTGACTTTGCACCAGAACGATATATTTCTGCAAGAACATCACAGACAGGATTTTTAATAATTAAGTCCGCCAGCTTTTTATGATACCACGCGCATTTTACTTTTGCGTAATGTGGAAACATTTCTTCAAACCAGGTGATGTAACCTTTCTCCCAAATAAGTCGCTGAGTTCGTCTTTCTGCAGGAGTTTCGTTTGGATTGAGTCCTGAACCGGTAGTATTATGAATGCCTTTACAGTGCTCATCATATTCGAGGAGCATTTTTTCATAAGCTTTGGTCAGTTTAAAATCGCTCATTATTGTTCTTGCTGAGCTTTATATAAAAGAAACATCTTGTGCCATTCGAGCATTTTGATTGCCTGATCAGGGTCTTGACTAGCCATCCAGGAGTCAAACTCTTTGAACACTGCCATTACAATGTGAGCCGATACTTTGTCAGATAAAAGTTCAATAGCCTTGGTAACGGCGCTGATCGCCTTTACGTCAATTGAAGCTTGTTTTCCATCTGCTAGACCGCTCAATTCGGTCATTAAAACCTTTTTTATATTGTTTGGTCCAGATAAGAATTGACTTCTTTTATCATCCCAGGAGATATCGCCTTGAATTCCTTTGCGCCATCTGCCTATTGTTTGTTCTGTAACGTCGGTAGCGACCGCAATAGATTTTGCGGTCATTCCTTCCTCGACAAACATTCTTTCTGCTAATGCTCTTATCGGTTCATTGTTGACTCTTTGTCCCTTTGCCATTGCTACACTTTTTGGGCAAACTTCCAAAGGTTTTGAATCATTATCTAAAAAAGAGGCAACCCTTGCAGGTAATCTATTAAGGCGTAAATCAGCGAATTATGTTTGTGCTTTCAAATGTGAATTAATAAGCATAAGCCTATGGTTTTCGGAATTAATGAAAATGTTTTAACCGCTTACGGAACTATCTGGGATGGAGATGGACGTGATTTTATCTACTATTTCTCCAAATTAGAAAAAGAACATTCTGATATTACTATCAGATTGCACACGTATGGTGGAAGTGTTTTCGATGGGAATCTGATGTGCAATGCTGTAGAAAGATCAACATCAAACGTTACTATTATTATTGATGGGATTGCTGCCTCGATGGGTGCTGTTTTCATTTTATCTAGCAAAAATGTAAAAATCGTAGATAATGGATATTTAATGATCCACGCACCTTCGAGCGGATCCTATGGTAATGCAAAAGATCACGAATCTAGCGCACAGCTTTTAAGATTTATTGAAGATAACTTCACAGAACGTCTTATTACAAGAACTGGAAAGTCTAGAGCATACGTTGAAAAGTGGCTCGAAGCTGATACCTGGTTTGATGCTAAAACAGCATTACAGGAAGGTTTAATTTCAGAAATTATTCCGGCAACTGTAGAAACTGTTTATCCAGCTTTTGAGCCGGATCTAGTTGGCGAATTGGAATCATACAATATGTACGCTTGTGCATTGCTTTCTACAGTAACGCCACCGCCAGCAAGTTTTCACAAATCAAAACCGAAATCAAATTTTATCGACAACAATATGAAACAACAGTTGATTACTACATTGGCGCTGAGCGCTGTAAATGCACAAAGTTCAGACACAGCAGTACTGGAAGCTGTGCAAGGAAAAATTAACGATCTACAAGCCTCTTTTGATAAAGAAAAGGAAGCGAGAACGAAAGCTGAGAACGATCTGAAAGCCTTTAAAAAGGAGCAGATCAAAGCAATGATTGATGCTGCATCGGCGTCGGCTTCAAAACCATTTACCGATGACGAACGTACAGTGTACGATAATATCGGAGAAAATTCAGGAGTGGAAGCTTTAGCGCACGTTCTGAAAACAACCAATAAACCAGGTTCTCCAAATATTTCTGCACATATCCAAAATGGCACACAAGGAAGTGGTCCAGTTGGTAGAGAAAATTGGGATCTTGACCAATGGCAAAAAGAAGATCCGAAAGGACTGGAAGCTTTGGCAACTTCAGAACCTGAGAAATTCAACACTTTATTTAACGCAAAATATAAAAAATAATGGCAGAACAAGACGGATTATGGTTGGTACCATACATTGAGCCACAACTACTTGAGGAAGCAGTTAATTACAATGACGATTTCATTGCTGCTCTAGGTAAACCCGATGCTAAAGCGATTGGAAAGGATGGTATTTACTTCAATAAACTAAATAACAATGTTGGTTTTAAAGTAAATGCGAGCACTGATTTTACACCCGCACAAATGACAGGTAAGAAAAACATGGTGCCTTGGGACAAACTAGATACAACGCCTACAAATATTACTGATAAGGAAATGAGGGCTCTTGCTTTCGATAAAGAATCAGAGGTAAGGAAAAAGCAGATGGCGGCTTGGAAATTGGGTGTTAGAGGATATACGGTTTCTAAAATTGCTCCCAAACAACACGCCTCTGGGAAAATGCCTGTAATTAGAACCACTGGTGAAGTAATAAATGGTAGAAAAAGATTGAAATCTCAAGACCTTTATAATTTTTATGAAGAGATTGAGGCTTTGAAGCTTGCCGATCCAAATGGATTTCATTTCGTATTAAATTCAACTCACAGAGCAGATTTGATGTATGAAAAATCAAAAACTAGTAACCATTGGGATATTGAATTTGATCCAATTACTGGAAAGGTCAAAAGGTTCTATAAATTCAATTTATGGGAAAATCTTGACACAGCAAATTACACAGCTGAAGGAGTATTAAAATCTCTCGGTTCATTGCCAACTGAAGGTGATCAAAGTGCTTCAGTATTCTTTTATGCACCTAATACTGTTTATCACATAGAAGATCTGTTAGTTCTATATAAGGAGATGAAAACTGATACTCGTAGTGTTGATCCTCAATCCGAAATCAGATTGCATACCTATGGATTATGTGACAAGAAGCAAGAACATGGATTCGGAGCTTTAGTTTCCGATAACGCTTAATCAAAATTATTATGGCTACAAAAAAACAAAAAGAATATGCAGCAAATTTCCTCAAGGAAAATCTTGACGTGAAAGCAATATTTCTGAATCCAAAAAAAAGTGAGTTTTTCACGGATGAGGATTTTGCCAACAATAGTATTGACAAAGACAGGGAAGGGAAACCGAACTGTAAAATCGAAACTTTTAAGCAGAATGAAAAAATAGATACTGCAGGTGACGATGAAATTACCAACCAATAAATTCTAAAAAATGTCAAACTTAAACGGAGTTAATATCAAACGCGGGAAAGTTGGAGCCAACAGACTTGGGAGTGATGATGCTATATCTGGCATCATCATTACAAGTCCGGAAGTTGCAAACTTAGAATTTGACGTTCCGGTTACAGTTTATAATATCTCCGATGTCGAAGATTTGGGAATTACCAAAGATTTTGATAAAAACCAAAATGTGAATGTCTATGAGCATTTGTCGGAGTTTTATAGATTGGCAGGTAACGGTACAGAACTGCACGCATTAGTTGCTGAGCAAGACCAAAAAATGGTTGATCTGCTAGATGCCCCGGCCAAAAAATTACTAATTGCTGCAGGCGGAAAAATCAAGCAACTTGGAATTGCTGTCAATCTTGAATCTACAGCGACCATTACATTGCTTAACGGTTTCCCAGATGATGTGTACAATGCAATTGCAGCGGCGAAAGCTTTGGAAGAATGGTCAGAAGAAAATTTTATGCCAGTGACGGTTTTCATCGAAGGACATCACTATGCTGGTAATGCTGCAAGTTCTGCAGACTTAAGAGATCTTCTTAATCTTTCAGCTGAAGGAGTTGCAGGTCTCGTAATTGGTCAGGATTATGACGTTGCAGCACAAAGAACCGGACACGCTCAGAAATATGGAAATGTTGGAACTGTCCTCGGTGTTACAGCTTCTTGTACAGTGGAGAAAAACATTGGAGAAAACGAGACTAAGAATCTCACCAGCGAAAGCAAAAAGCTTTTGATAAATCCGGCACTTTCCAATCACGTTTTAAATTCTGCTCAATATGCATCCCTTCAAACCTTGGAGGACAAAGGCTACATTTTCGGAGTTACATACACCGGAATGGCGGGCGTTAGATTGAACAATGACCACGTTTGCGCACCAAAAATTCTTGATGATGACAATAACATCAACGAACATACGATTGCTTATGGACGTGTTGGTAAAAAAGCCAGACGAGGTCTAAGAACCGCTTATTTACCAAAAGTAAAAACGACTTGGTTGGTTAATGAAACCACCGGAAAACTTTCTCCAGGAACAGTTGCTTCATTAGAAGAAATTGGAGATAAAGTTTTTGCTGATATGAAAAAACGGGGTGAGATTACTTACGGAAAAACAACTGTTGATCCTGCAAGTGATTTAATTGTTGAAAAAGTTTTGAAAGTCTCTTATGTCATCGTTCCAAAAGGGTCTATCGGAGAAATCACAGGATTTATTAATATAAAAACTCAAATCTAATGAGCGATATCATAGTTAATTCGAAAGCTTATGACAGTGTTGATGTCAAAGTTTTTATTGAGGGTGTGCAACTGAATGTTAAAAGTTTCACATACGGGAACGAGCAGGATACTCAGTTGAATCATACACTTGGAGCCGATGCAACATCCTGGAGCGAAGGCAAAATAACACCATCAGCATCGATGACGGTTCCAATGGTTGATATTATGCCTTTAGAGGTTGCAGCAAAAGGGCAATTGATGAAGTTGAAACCTCTAACTGCAATTATAGAATATGTCAACGAATACAATATTGTAGTCATTGACAGAGTGATTTTCAAATTCAAAGATGAAGGTCGTGATGTTACTGGTGATATGGGTCTCGAAAAACAGTATGACCTATTCGCTTTAAAAGTCGATTTGAACATCGGCGCAAGATCATTATAATCAATCAAAAAATAATAGTATGTCTGTAAAGTACGTATCAGAAGAAGTAAAAGAAGCCTTGAAAAAAGAACATGGCGAAAAATTAAAATCAGTTATTATTCCACTGGATGATGACAGTACAGAAGAAATTGAAATCTTAGTTGTAGTTCCCTCCAGAGCGGTTGCCGGTCAAGCTTTAAGATTCATTAGTTCTGATCCCAAAAAGTATATGGAAATTCTTGTCAAAAACTGTGTAGTCACGGATAAGGAGTTGATAATGGGAGATGATGCACTGTTTTTTTCCACTGCTCCAATGATTGCAGAATTGTTGCCAATTCGCCAGGGAAAGTTTGGGAAAGTTTAGAAAGCTGGAGCGGACTAAACTACAAGGCTGATGGCGACCTATATCTGAAAGCTGATGCCCTAATATCATTTTTTCTACATATTCCTTTTCCAGAGAATCTTGATGATGAAACCTGGTCCATCAAGTGGGCGCAAATTATCTGGTTGGGAGATCAAGGATTGCTGGGATTTAAAGTCAAAGATCAAGTTTAATGGAAACTTCATACATAATCAATTTAGCAGCGAGATATGCAGCAGCATTTGGTGCTATAGCCGTAAGCAATGCTTTAAATAAAGTTGTTGTATTCCAGGATGACAACAAGTATAATATTGAGGTTTATGATGAGGTAGACACAACTTTCGAAGCTGTAGAATTTCAGTTTGACGGCAAAAAAATTCTTTTCAATGGAATGTTGATGGGTGATGATTCCTCAATATTTGCACCGCCACTAATGATGGATTTCGCACGAGAAAAAAATCTTATTGTGACAGATGTAAGTGGCGGTGATGCTGAGGTAATTGAACGCTGGGGAACTCGACCATGGAATATTGATATTAAAGGAATTTTAATTGATACTTCCGGACGGCAATATCCAACCGAAAAAATTGAGGAGTTGTCCAGGTTCTTTGACTACAACAATGTCGTTGAAGTTGTAGGACAGCAGTTCTACGAAAAAAATATTGACAGCATTTATATCAAGTCAATCAATATTACACCATTGGAAGGCTTCACAGATACAGTTCAATTTAGCCTAACTGCTAGTAGCATCAAAGAAGTAACCTGGACACTTTTAAAGCCTAATGATTAATGCCTTACCACTATTATAATATTAATGTTAGAATTACAATAGCTGACAGAATTCAGTTCAATGTTGTTAAATCTATCACGATTGAAAGTAGTATTGAGAAATTATCAGACACGGCAAAACTGGAACTTCCTAGAGAATTCAAAAATGCAAAATTTGATAACAATGGGTTGTCTCTCGAGCGTAAAAATCTCTTGGAATATATGAAGGTTGGTGATTCTATTTTAATCGAAGCTGGTTATGATGGAAATCTCTACACAGAATTTGAAGGCTACTTAACGGATATCGGAGCGGAAATTCCAACAGAACTGGAATGTGAGGACGAAATGTATAAGCTAAGACGTGCCGGAATGCTCAATAAAACCTTTAAAAGTGTTGATCTTAAAACGCTTTTAAAATTCATCGCACCAGGTTACGAAATCGAGGCTTTAGATATGGCACTTGGAAAGATGCAAATAGAACGTGCAACACCGTATAAAGTTATCGAAAAACTTAAATCTGATTATGGTATCAGATGTTTTTTTAAAGGAAAAAAACTCTATGCTGGAATGCTAGTGGACTTTAAACCACAAACTGTTCATCAGTTCAATTTCAAAAGAAATATCAGATCAAGTTCTGATCTGAAGTATAAAACAAAGGAAGGTCGCCAACTTTTTATTAAAGCGGTATCAATGCAAAAAGGCGGTGCTAATAAAAAAGTGACCTATGATTTTGGAACGGCTGGAGAATCTGAAGTATCACTTCACGCTCCAGTAAATCTGAATCAATCTGAATTAAAAGACTGGGTTGAGAAATATTGGAATTCTAAAATTTACGATGGTCTGGAAGGTAGCGTGGATGGCTGGGCAATTCCAAGAACTGAAGTTGGTGACAGCGCACATATTACGGATCCAAATTATCCAACCGGTTACAGAGATGGACAATATTTCATCGAAGGTGTAACAACAACAATTGATGAATCCAGCGGATTCAAAAGACAAAACAAATTATCATTTAAAATCAAATCAAAAAATGAAACGGTTATTCATCCTAACTACGGTCACATTACTGTCACTCCACGCTTGCAAAAGCGCAAAAAATCAACTGCCTCAACAGATGATCCAAGAATCAAGCAATGAGACAAAAACCATCGAAAAAACAATTATCGAGCGTGATACTGTTTTCAATACGAAAACTGACAGCACATTCTATAACGCTTTGATTGAATGTCAGAACGGAATTCCAATTTTAAAAAATCCAACGGTTACCAAATCTGCAGATGCGAAAGTTGATGTTGATGTGATGCTCGACGGCAATCAATTAAAAGTTAAAGCAACAAAAGAAGCTGAACAAATGTTTCTCAAGTGGAAAGAAGAATATACAAAGGAAAATTCCACAAAAGAAACAAAAATTCCCTACCCGGTTTACATCGATAAGCCTGTTCCGTTAGAATTAACCTGGTGGCAGGATCTATGGATTAAAATTGGAAAATTATCGGTTGTCTCTTTCACTTTGTACGCTTTAATAAAGATTCCATGGCTAAGTTTGACGAAACGCTTCTTTCCTTAATAAAAAAAATTATCAGAGATAATCTGATTCTTAACACGGGTGTAGGAACAATCAAAAGTGTTGGTGAAAACACTTGTGTTATTGAAAGGGAAGATCTTCCAGATTTGGAAGACGTTCGGCTAAATTCAATTGAAGGCAACTTTGAAAATAGCTTTTTGATTTTTCCTTCAGTCGGCTCTGAAGTTCTTTTTTTGATGGTTGAAAATGCACCAGAAGAAAATTGCATAGTCAAATATTCAGAGATTGATAAAGTCAAAATAACAGTAGCCGGTGCAAGCTTCGAAATGTCTGCAGGGAAATTTGAGTTTAAAAATGATAATTCGGATTTAAAACAAATATTATCAAAAACCTTTGACCGTTTGAATTCTGCAATTATTACCACACCTAACGGACCAGGGAAGTTTTCACAACCTGACAAACAATTTTTTCTTGATCAAAAAACTAACACAGAAAAACTTTTCAAATAATGGCATTAGACAAACCCACCTTAATACAGGATATCAAAGATATTCAAGATGAACTTAAGGATGAAACTAATTACGAAACTGCAAAACAAAAATTTGCTGAAAAATTAGCTGATGCCATCGAAAAATATCACAAATCCGGAACTGTAGCAATAACCGGAACATCTAACCAGGGACCATTTACCGGAAGCGGAACAATTTCATAAATGAGACAAGATATTCAAATTGACGAAGCTGGAGAACTAATCATTAAAAATGGTGATTTTGTTATTGACAAATCTGACAGGCAGCATGTAGAACACATCACAATTGCCAATCCAGGAGAATTTAAAGAATACCCAAATTTAGGTTTTGGCGCAATCAATAGACTGAAATCTAACGGCGATCAAATGAGGTTTAAACGTGATTTAAAAATACAACTTGGATTTGACGGTTATGAAAATCCAAAAATTGACTTATCAGGAGGCTATGAAAATCTCCAAATTGACATCTAATTATGGAACTACAAAATTATAAACATCACGCTTTTGCGTTTTTAACAGCAGTTAAAAAACCAGCCGTTGCAGTTCCAACTGTTGGAATGATTTCTCTAAGTGATTGCCAATTAGGTATTTTTCTTTTAATCATTCTGATGCTTTTGGATTTCATTACAGGAGTTTTTGCAAGTTGGGTTATTTGGGAGAATTCAAAGGTTGAAAGTAAATTTTGGAAGTACGGATTTACTAGTACACGACTCAGATTGTCATTAGTTAAATGTGTGACTTATTTTCTTTTCATTCTTTGCGCTTTTGGAATTGAATACATTTTTAAGATTAAATCTTGGAAGGCTGAAAATTATACTGAGCATCAAATCACATTAACGCTGATAACAATTGCCATTGCTTGTGCGATTGAATTTTATTCGATTTTCTTTGAGAACTTGCCAAAAGCCGGATTCGATATTGAAACAAAAGTGAAGTTGATTTTTAGCAAATTTAAAAAGGCGGTAACATCGGTAAAAGACTTAACTAATGGCGATAGTTCTACATAATCAATCAATCTTAGATTTCGCAATACAACATACCGGAAGCGTTGCTAATGCTTTTGAAATTGCAAAAGCAAACGGTTTGGCGATATCAGATAATCTAGTTCCGGGAATGGAATTGATTATTCCTGGTACTTCTGAGAATGATACTGATATTTTGAATTATTATACATCAAAAGTAATACAGCCAGCAACCGCAATAACAAATTTAATAGGTGATGGAAGCCCAGAACCACAACTTGAAGGAATTGGCTATTGGATCATCGGTGACGACAATATAGTATCATAAAATGGCAAGAACAATTAATCAGATATCGGATACAATCATTAGTAGAATTAAAGCTGAACCGCTTTTAGCCGATTTGAATTCTACCAGCAAAACATCAGTTTGGCGTTTGATTGTTTACTGCGTTTCTTTCGGCATTTGGGTTTTAGAAAACCTTTTTGACACTCACAAATCAGAGATTGATGATAAAATAGCCAACCAAAAGAAAGGCTCAAAACTTTGGTACAGGAATATGGCGCTGGCGTTTCAGTATGGTTTTGATTTGATAGTAGATACTGATCAGTTTGACAACACCAATTATACACAAGAGCAAATTGATGAATCAAAAATTATCAAATACGCAGCGGTTATTGAATCAGAATCTGAAAGTAGATTAATTGTCAAGGTAGCCACGGAAAACGGTGATGGCGTTTTGTCGCCAATCAACGAAATCCAGAAAACAGCATTTGATTATTATTTTGACGAAATCAATTATGCTGGTGTAAAATATACCATCATCAATTACGCTCCAGATAGATTAAAATTAAATCTAACCATAAAAGTAGATCCAAAAGTCATTGATCTTTCAGGAACTAAAATTTTGATGTCTTCTGCTGATGTGGGGAGCAAACCGATTGAAACGGCTTTGGCGGAATTTATGAAAGAATTGCCATTTGATGGCAAATTAGTCCTGAATGCTCTAGTTGATAAGTTGCAGAAAATACAAGGAGTTGTTAATCCAATTCTAAACTCTGCATCCACAAGCTGGATTGATGTTTCAGCTGGCGGTTACGGAAATATACAAGATGTCTATGATGAAGTTTTACCAGTTTCCGGATATTTCACCTGGTCGCTGGATGATGTGGAATTTCAAACGCTGATTACTTATGTGGTATAATGTAGATGTTAGAAAATTAGCAGTCCTGCTATTGCCTACATTTTTGCGAGGTGCTGTGATGCAAGCTTATTTGCGTGCGATGGTTAAGCCGATTGATGATATTCATTATCAGTTTCTACAGAAACGTAAGGAAAATCTATACATAATGGAGCACAACGGACAAAAATGCTACCTCCGTGCTGCACTGAATGACAGCTTTGATAATGAGCTTAGACGAATTGAAATAGATGACGGAAATCTGTATGATGCTGAGTATATCTACACAGATGCCGAGATAGACTCAAATCCATTTCTCGCAAAATATCTGGATTTGATTCTCTATCAGGATGCAGATTTAGGAGATACGGCGGTCGACTTCTATGTGAGAGTTCCGACCGATATTTTCTACAACGAGTATGAGATGAAATATTTAATTGACTTCTACAAGCTTGCAAGCAAGCGATATTTAATAGTTCCATTATGAACAATATACATTTTAATCAAGACGGTGGTTTTCGCCTTTCAACAAATATTCTCAACGCTGTGCAGGCATCATATAGCTTGTTCAATGCATTGGGTTGGATTGGCGGAAATTTCACAATCATATCCGGATGTGAAGTGACCGGCTCAAATGTGAGTGACGGTGTTGTTTTCATCAATGGAGAAGTGTTCAATTTCAAAGGTGGCAATCTCGGAACAAATGTTATTATCAAAGAGATTATCACAAACTATCCGTTTCAGAACGGCAATGTAAAACCAGTGATTCACGAAAGGTTTGTTGGTTTTGGAACTTCGCTTCCGGAAAACACTTATCTGTGGTCGGATTTCAAAAGATTGTTCCCTACGAAGGATATCCAAGAATTCAAAGAAAATCACAATGATAGAATCACAGCACTTGAAAATAGACCATCCGATAGAATCATTGGCGAGGTAATTCGTTTTGATCAGCCACTGGTTGTGTTACCTCCACCTGGTTGGGAGGACTTTAATCCCATAAATGAGCAAGGGCGTGTTTGGGTTGCAAGATCAACCAGCGATTCTGATTTTGCTCTAGGCTCTACGGGTGGAGCAAAAACACACACTTTAACAGGTTCTCAATTACCATCAAAAACAGTAAATATTGTCGTCAAAGATCCTTACACTGGAAATCAATCAGCAGGTGGTTTTGACGGGAGTAATGACAATATATGGAAAGATCGAACTATTTCGATTAATGTTGGTGGTTCTGATCAAGCGCATAACAACTTACAACCATATATCGGAGTAAGATTTATAAAATATATAGGACTTTAATTTTAAACTAATGGCAGAAACAATAACAGAAAAATCACAATTAAAAGCGTGGTGGGTAACTGGCTCAAAGCCAACACAGGCTCAGTATTATTTGTGGATGGATGCTTACTGGCATAAGTCAGAATCAATTCCTATTACTAAAATTGAAGGTCTGAAAACTTTGATTGAAGGCAAAGCTGATGTTGAAGATTTGGTACATTATGCAAAGGTTGATGCCTCTAACATTGGTATTAATCAAGGAGCGTGGCGTACTGCTCTTGGCATTAATGACATCACACCTCCAGATGTGGATTTGTCTAATTATTACACAATTCAGCAAGTCGATGACTTATTGGATAATGTGACCGTTGATTTGACAAATTATTATACAGCAACACAAACGGAATCTGCAATCACTTCAAAAGGTTATATTACTGGTAGTGCATTGACTGGTTATGCAACCGAAATCTGGGTAACCACACAAACCACGCCAGCCACACAAACAGAAGTTGAATCTTCTACAGGAACTGAGAGCCAACCACTATCAACAGAACCAGCCACTGAAAACAGAAAGTTTTTATCTCTTTTCAACTTTTTTAAGCTGATTAAAAAGTTAAGATACATTCATCTGTTGCCTAATAATGCAACGGCTGTTGCAAATAGGTTGAGAAGTGATGGTAATAATGTGTATTATGCTAATTCTTCAGCTGTGGAAAAAAGATTGGCATATATAGATGAGTTAGCATTGCCAGTAAAAACAATTACAGGAAATACAACGTTGGATAATACATATAATAATAGTTATGTAAGGATTACCGCTAATTGCACAATAACTATAGCTGCTGGCTTAGCGTCAGATTTGAATGTATTTTTCATCGTTGTTGGAAATTATACCGCAACATTTATAAATCCAAGCACAACAGTTTATGCGCCTTTTGGAAAAATTCTTAAGCAGGATTTAAAATGCCTACTTAAAGCAACATCAATGAATAATTTTGATTTAATAGGAGATCTTATTTTATGAACGCTTTAAAACTTTTTTTCGGCGAAAAACCTTTCAGCAAAGGGCTGAAAAGCTATTTAGGTTTTAATGGCAATTTATCGGATTCAGTGATAAAATTACCGACATGGATCAGTAGCGGAACTGTTAGTTTTAATCCGTCTGATTTTAACCAATCGATTATTTGCACCTCTTGTTCTTGCACTAATACATTTCAAAATATGCCGGACAATTATTTTGACATCTGTACAGCAATTTCAGATATACCATTTTCTATCACGGTTAGAATAAAGTTAAGCGAATTTAGGTCAAGTTCTTATCTATTTTGCAACTATGCTTATCCGAACGCTCAATTTAGATTAATCATCAATAATTCCGGACAGATACAATTTTTTAGACATTCGCAATTATCAGACAATGTATATCTGCGTATAATATCTTCGATCAATTTAGTACTCAATAATTATTATACGATTACAATTACTGGGGATGGGTCAAAAAATGGAGTGAAGATTTATATAAATGGAGACAACAGGACAGGAGCGCAAAATGAAGTAGGGACTTACGCCAGAATGTCGCCTTTAAAGGCGGCAACGCTAATCAATGACAGTGCTCTGCTTACAAATCGTCAGTTTGTTGGAGAAATGGATTTTTTTGCATTTTGGCAAAATCGTGAATTGTCCGATGCTGAGGTCAAGATTCTCTACCAAAGAAAATGCGAACTCTTATAAACACAAATGAAATCTCTAAAAACTATTAAAATTTCATAAATGCAACGCAAACAAATGTTACCACCAGAATTAGACGGTTTAGTTTCCTATATAGAGGAAAAAGAAGAAATATTAGCACAGGTATTACTGCCGGAAATAGAAGACTTACCGGATTATGAACAATATCTGCGAGTTCAAGACATCAACATAGCATTGAGCCAAAAGCATCTTAAAATAATTCCTTACAGAGTTTTAATCCATAAAGTAACTCAAAAAGAACTTAAGCTAAATCTACCAGTACCTGACTGGACAAAAAGTGCCAGTGATCTTACATCTCTTATTGATCCGGAAACGGGAGATCGTATTTTGGTTCCCACTCAATATTCAGAATATGTAACGCCAGAACCAACTCAGGAAAATCCAAATCCAGAACCTGTTTTGACTGTCATCGAAACTAAAAATGAACCATACCTGGTACCAATACTGAAGTATCTCATTACCATTGTAGAAAATAAAAAGTTTTTGGAAGCGATGGAGTTGTTTACAAAGCAATTTATTGCTGATGAGCAAGCGGTTAATCCTGATGTATTCACTAAACTCCCGGCACTGTGAAAAATTTGATTTTAGCACTTACAGCTATTTTGCTGTTTCTGATTTTGGAACCGGTATCATTTGTTTACGTGAACTTTTTCAAAGATCGTTTCAATTGGCGTAGACTGAGCGGATATTGGCGCAGTTTTGCCGTTGCTGTAGACAGGTTTGGTAATTACCAATACAGAAGTTTATTTAACCGCTTTCTACGAAATGAGCAAGGTTACGAGTTTGGAGATTTCAGAGAAACGATAAGCAGCGCATTAGGCAAGAATGAGCGAGATGGAACGCTGACTAAGACAGGAATGTTACTGGTTAAAATTCTGAACAAGATAGACCTAGACCATTGCCGGAAATCAATTAATAATTTTGAAATAAGTTAGAATTTACTTAGAAAATCCGTGCCCAGCCAAGCAATTGCTTTGGTGCTGCACGTTAAAAGAATAGGAGGAAAAAACGTCCTCCGCTTTTTAAAAATCTCTGACCACTTTTAAAAACGCACTGAAACCAGCTACGGAGGACGAAAAAGTCTTCTTTAGCTGGTTTTTTGTGCTTAGTGGTCAGAGATGCAAAGATAGAAAACAAAACCTAAAATTTATAATTATGAAGTACAATTATGTACAAGCGCCTTTGCCATTTCAAGGGCAAAAAAGAAGATTTTTAAAACCTTTTAAGACTGCTTTGGAAAGCTTTCCGGCTGATGCAACGTATGTTGATTTGTTCGGTGGTTCTGGTCTGCTAAGTCATACGGTCAAACAAATGTATCCTGATGCAAAAGTGATCTATAATGATTTTGATAGCTATTCTCATCGTATTGAGAATGTTGATAAGACAAATGCATTGTTGGCTGATATCCGTGACTTATGTGCTAAAGAACCTCGCAAAGAAAGAATCAGTGATGAACTACAAAAAGAGATAATCGGAAGGATTTCTAAAGAAAGCGGTTTTATTGATTGGGTAACAATTTCATCCAGCTTGCTTTTTTCAATGAACTATGTGACATCATTTAACCAGTTGAAGAAAGAAAAGCTATATAATAAGGTAAGATTAAGTCCGTACACTGCCGTTGGATATTTGGATGGTGTTGATAGGGTCAGAATGGATTACAGGGATTTATTTGCAGAATATCGCAATCATAAGGATGTTATTTTCTTAGTTGATCCGCCATACTTGTCAACTGATTGCAGTACATACAGCCGTCCGGACTATTGGAAATTATCTGATTATTTGAACGTATTAAAGACAATTGAAGATCAATCATATTTCTACTTTACCAGCAATAAAAGCCAAATCATAGAACTGTGTGACTGGATGGAACTGAATGAATATGCTCGCAATCCTTTTGAAGGTTCTAAAACTGTTGAGATTGCGACATCAGTGAGTCACAATGCAAGTTATACCGATATAATGATTTATAGAAATAATGAATAGATATCATAAAACGCTTCAAAAAATCCTTAAAAAAGGTAGAGTTCAAGATAATAAAAAAGGTAACATTACTTTTCTTTTAAATGAAAAGTTAGAACTCAAACCTGGTGATCTTCTTGAGATATTTGAAAGTCACGGAATAGCTAGAAATAAGCTTAAAGCAGAATTAGAATTGTTTCAGTCAGGCGAACGTCTTACAGAAAGATATCGTGAGGTTGGAATAACGTGGTGGGATTATTGTGGTCCAATATTAGTGAATTCTTATCCTACTTATTTCGAGCAATTGCCCGATTTGATTAAGAAAATCAACAAGGAAAAGAGGAACAGCAAGAATTATGTATTGTTTCTTGGAAAGAATGATACCGAAAGCAATCAACAGCCTTGTTTGTCACTTATTCAATTTCAGATACAAAATAGTAAACTTATTATATCAGCTTATCAGCGTTCATCGGATGCTAACTTAGGCCTTCCAGCTGATATATATCATCTCTATTTAATAAGCAGGCAGTTAGATATTCCACTGAAATCAATCACTTTATTTCTTGGAAATGTTCATATTTATGAAAATAATATAGAGAAAACATCCGAATTACTCAATGGTAAAGCTGTTCGTTTTTCTTTAAATACTTAA